CAGTAATCAATGAGTGTGGTAAGTAATTTAATAATACCAATTGGCCTTGATTACCTCTAACGTGTTCCACGTGCATTAACATCGGATCATATAAGATTACGTAGTCATCTACAAAATCCATATGTGCAATAATATCATGGTTAGTTTTTAATCTAATGATTCGAATACTATTTTCCATTTTTGAGTCCTATGTTATAAAGTTTAAATGAGAACTGTTCCTCATTATATATTTTCGTTCTTTCCACAAAATGGCGGAGGGTGAAGTTCATATGTTTCTTATGTCTCATGTCATCGGCTATGTCATAGAGCGTAGCTTTCTCCTTACCTTCCGAGTTCCGAAGACCCCGTCCAATAGACTGAAGATTACGAACTCGTGACTTTGACGGAGATGCGAAGATAATATTATGTAAATTACGAATATTAATTCCAGTACTGAAAGTCCCAAAAGAAGCCACAATAATAGCATCATTTTCTAACTCCATAATTCTACGTATTTCTTCACGGTCTGCCGTGTCCGTTCCGCCATGGACAAAGAAGACTTTTCTCTCTCCAATCTTCTCTGAATCCTTAATCATATTATACAACATTTTACCATGTCTGTCTACCATCTGATAGAGTACAAGTGTATTCTTACCAAGAGATAATGCAAGATTTTTAATAAACTTATTTCTCTGTTCGTTTTCAATGAGATATGATATCTCTGTTTGATAGTCCGCATCTACCATCTGTTCACAAATATCAGCTGGATGTTTAAGTACCAAACATTTAATCTCAAAGTCTGATACTTTACCTTGTTCCATCAATTCTTTTGTGGTGATGACCTTCTTCACCGCACCAAATAGACCTTCCAACACCAGTTTATGTGTCTTGGTACCATCTAAAGTGCCTGTTAAACCTACACGATACTTGGCATTTACACACGAAGTCATTATATGGGCTAACGATTGAGCCTTGAATAAGTGTGCTTCATCACCAATAATATAATCAAATTGGTGAAAATATTCTTCAGGCAATGTGTACAATGATTGCCATGTGGAAATTGTTAGGGGTTTGTCCGTCATCTTATCTTTGCCTTGATAGATGCGGTGTATGTATTCTTCTAATGAACCGTTGGCATAGTCTCCAAAGTCGGAGAATAATTGTTCAACCAAAGAAGTCGTAGGAACGATTATCAGACCTTTCAAGTCTTGATACTGATACAGTTGTCTAAAGATAAGGTAGATGATTAGGGACTTACCTGAGGCGGTTGGAGACAACAGGAGTGCTCTACGCTTCTGCATTGCTTCAATATATGCATCCATCTGATGGTCATTGACCGTGATTGGTTTGCCTTGGCTGTGTATGTTCAAAGACTCAAAGAATTTTTTTGCATGATATACAGAATGTTCATCCTCTAAGTCTGCTCGTGTATCATCATATTCATATGTGTAACCACGGTCAGTAAGAAATTCTTCTATGTACTTTAACAAGCCATGATATATTTGATAGTTTCTTAAGTCAAGTAGACGAATCTTTCCGTCCCACACTCTGTTTCTGAAGGCAGGAGTAAATTGATGGCCTGGTACCATGAAAGTAAAGTACTCAGACATCTCTCGAACGATATGCTTCTCCGCATGGATTTTAACATATACTTCGTTTACTTTAGAAATAATAACATCATTGGCCGCCAACAAATCTCTCCCACTGGATAAAATCACGAATTTGCCAGGTTCTTTGTTTAAGTTCATTCATAATAGATTCCAAGGCTGTGACCACTTCTTCGTGGTATACCTTCTTTTCTTGGAGTTTGATTAAGTCTCCGTCAGCATCCAAATAGGTTGTGACATCAGACTTGAGTGTGAATTGGAATGGTTCCCAACCATATTCTTCCAATTGTTCTTGTGATAGTTTACCTGTGTAGTATTCCCACTTAACTTTCTTCATGCGTTGGAAGTCAAAGAAGGCCTTCTTAGAAGCAATCTTATGTTTCGTTAGGATTTGTAGGTATTTGCTGTGTAATAATGGTATACGAATCAACTCTTTAGACGGCTCGGTCTGGTCAATTATCGCATCTTTTTCCCAATATTTAAGTATCTGTTCAAGTGTTTCCATAATCTATCCTCAAATAAAAACATTATATCATATATTACTTATGCCGTCAATATTTCGTAGTAGTCGTATCTGAAGCTGGCAGAAGCCGTAATGATATCATCCGCTGACTGTTTAGAATCAAAATCTATATCAGAAATACTGGTAGGAAATACATTATAATACTGTATTCTTAAATTAGAATTGTTTAGGTTGGTAAGTATTGTCAGAGTCGCATCAGAAAAATTGTCTTTTGGAACAGTATTTCTACCGTTAAACCCTTTTGGATTGGCAATTTGATTTAACCAGGCCTGTAAATTTTGCCATGTTACCAAGTCCTCATCCACAATAAACGTTACATTTAATGGGTTATAAGTTAGTTTGGTTCCTGGAGAATACAAGTTGACAAACGGTGTATTTCTTGTGGCTTCATCTAATGATATGCCAGGCAGATTAACCGATTGGCAAAAATACTGTAACGCACCAACTCTATTGAAAGTCAATAGAAACTTGGTAGGTTGTAGAAAGTTTGTATTCTGAGGGTTTCTGTTTAGTGCTGTCATATTACTATTTAGGTACCTATTTTAACGCACTTCCAACCCTTGTGCTGTTTCAATCTTCCGGTTGAAACAGCCGTCATATTACCTTGGTCTAAATTATTTTCCCTACAAAATTTTTGTAAATTTTCAATTTCATATTGTTGGCCTGTTGGATCAGTTATTAAGTATTTTTTACACAAAGCTTTAGCTACGGCAATTTTTTGTGATTCTGGTTGTTTAAAACCTATGCGGCTTAGTCTAAGTTTTTCAGCATCAACTAATCCTTTTGACCATCTTTCTTTTTGTTTTTCACTAAAATTTTTTATCTGTTTTTCCGACCACCAACCTTTATCAAATCCTCCATCAAGTCCGTTTTCTTCTTTAAGGTTAGCCCATTCTTTAGAGTTTACAATATCAAAATTTTTCGAAAAATCTAATGCATATTTAATTAATTCTTCTTTGTTAATAAACAGTTGGTGCCATATTGTTTCAACAAATTTAATTCCATGTTTTTTTATATGTCTTCGCCAATGTTTTCCTGATCCAAGATATGTTAAAGGATCTTTGGTAGTTTTACCAAAATATTTTAATCCAGTAATTTTATGTTGTTTGATGTATAAGTATGTGGGTTTCATAATATTAAAATACTTAAGAACTCCATGTATTTATATAATAAAAAAAGGGAACCTTTCGATTCCCTTTTAAAGTACCAATCTTACTGTTGGTTTAAATTTTATTTTACAATAAAATCAACAGCTTACATAAGATTTTTCACTCCGAAGATACGGTAGTAAACGTTAGATTGAGAATCTAAACGACCAGTACCTTGTGTTAGGCCTTCTGCAAATGGGTTTGCAACCATGCCGTAACGTGTCTTGAATCCAATTTTTGGTTGGAATGTGTATTGGTCAACTGCACGAACCATTTGCAATGGAACGTATGGGCAGTAGAACAAACCAGCGTCATAAGGAGAAGAACCCTTATAACCAACTGTTACCAATTCTTGGTTAGATGTATAACCACCAAAATATGGGTCGATATAAACCTTGATACGACCATGTAACATACCAGCAAATGTGTTACCTGTATCGTCAACTTGCAAGTCAGCTTGTAGAGCTGGTGTGTATGATAATACGCCTGCCATAGCCATTGCAGAAGCAACGTCTGAAGAAACGATTAACACGTTACCTTTACCTCTACGAGTTTGTTTTGCAATAACGTTTGCATCACGTTCGATTTGGAAAATCAAGCCTTTGAAACGTTCAACTGACCAACGACCGTTTGAGTCTGTGTCTAAGTCGAAGAAACCAGGAGTTGTAACACCGTATTGTGCACCCAACTTAGCGTTGTTGTAAATTGTACGGATAACTTCACGGTTAATTTCAGCTAGAATTTCTGTAGACAGAATGTTAGACAATTCTGTTTCAGCATCCAAACCATGGATTGCTTTCAAGTCTTGTGCTAATTCTAGTGAGTATTCAGCTTTCAACGCACGTGATTGAGCAGTTACAGTAACTTTCTCAATTGTGAACGCCATTTGCTGGAATGCTGTGTTAGAATCAGAACCCAAGTATTCAGCGATACTTGTTGGCATTGCAATACCAGTTGTTGTGTTAGCAGAAACTTGGTTTTGGAAGTTTGTGCTTGTATCTGTTGCAGCTGTACCAGTGAAACCGTATGGGTTAGCAACTGATGTTACACCAGAGAAAGCAGTGTTTGCTTCGTTATAGAAAGCTTCAGAGTAACCAGAACCTGTTGGTGTACCTTGACCTGTGTAACGAGCACGCATTGCGAAAATCAAACCTGTTGGACCTGTCATTGGTTGTACACCAGCAACATCATACGCAATCAAGTTTGGTAATGAACGGCGAACCAAGCTGATTAAGATTGGATCAAAGTTGCTTACACCACCAGTAACGTTAGTTGGACCAACTTCTGATGTTTCGTTCAATGCTTGGCGGTCTGCCTTCATTGCTTGTTGTTGATTTTCCAAAACAAGTGCTGTAACAGCTTTCTTGTATGGGTCTTTAATGGCTTCTAGTTCTGGGTGTTCTAGAACTGGTGCCCATTTTTGTTGTAATTCTTCAGTCATGTACATAGTTATTAACTCCTTAATTTAAATCGGTAAGTTTATTTATTATTTTACCAAAGTCTGTGAAATGGTCTTTGCGTATTGTGCAATTGAAGGGTCAACAGAAACGGATTTCTTGTCTTCTTCAACTTCAACACCTTCGTTCAGAGTAGAAACGTCAGCAACTGTTACGTCAACTTTGAAATAAGATTCTTTAAGTACGTCTAGTTTACCAACAAATTCTTCCTCAGTAGTAAATTCCACACCTTCTGCAAGTGCTTTTAATTTTTCTACTTGAGTCTGAGTTAGGCCTTCACACGCTGCGTAGATAGCCTCAATTTTTTGGTGTTGATTTAGTGCTTGTTTT